TTTACATATAGGATTTTTTATTTCAAAACTATGTACTTATCATTTTATTTGGAAGTATTTAAATTATATTTTATGCTATTTTAATTCCCTCAAAGGTTTTCTTTCCTTTGAGACTAGAAATTGGAAACCAACGCGTGAAAATTTTAGAAGATTGGGCCATACGGTTCAAACACGCATAGGTCATCCATATATATTTTTGGCTGTGGGTGTGTTTGTAACACTTTCTGCAACCGTATATAAGTTATCCACTCGAGTTTTGAAGGTTCAAGGAGATAATTTCTCAAAACCTAAAAAACATGATAAAGAGCGAGAAAATGTGTGGTATAATTATGGGGAATTTTGTAATTTCTCTATTCCTACACATAGTAAATGTGCTAGTACCACTGATGTCGTTTCCCTCACTCTTAAGAATACATTTAAGATTTTCTCCCAAAAGATAGATGCTACTGCTGATGATCTTGAGGGTGTTGGTGGCCATATGCTTGGTTTGAAAGGTCACATATTTATCTCTAATAATCATACTATTCCTGAGGGTGATTTTAAACTTCGCGTCACACAGAAAGCTAATTTTAATGTGAGTGGAATTTCATCTGATCGTAAATTCTTGGTTACTCCCAGCCAAATTGAAAGATTTCCTGAGTATGATTTGGCTTTTTTGCATCTTCCTCAGTTACCCCCAGTTAAGGATATTTCTAAGTATATTGGAAGTGAGAGTTTGGATGCCCGTGCCCCAGCTACCATCGTTAATACCAAGACAACTCGACAGTTGAGTATGATTAGTCGTTGTTCACGTAGTACTTTGCCTCTCGATAAGTATGATGGATCTCCTTTATGGTATGGTCATTCAGACAATCCCACATCTGATGGTGATTGTGGTAGTCCTTATATTCATTTCTCCCCTTCTGGAGCTCAAATTGTTGGTCTTCATGTTGCAGGTCAGCAAGGAGCTGTCGCTGCTGTACCTCTTCGCAAAGATCTGATTATGCAAAAGATAGCCTCTGAGTTAGTGGAAGCTGGAACTCCTAATATTCAATCAGAGTCTGTTCCTCGTTCCCTTCGTCCTCTAGATGCTAAATCACCAATTCGTTTTGTTGAGGAGAATGGGTCTTTGGACGTTCTCGGTAGTTTTGTTGGTTTTCGTAATCAACCTAAAACTATGGTTGATGTTTCACCTATTGCTCATTTATTGGAGAAACATGGTTTTGAAATAACTCATACAAAACCCATTATGAAAGGGTATGTGCCGAAACGCACAACTCTTTTAGAACTCATCCAACCACCAGAGAATTTCCGTCATGACGTTCTTGAGAAGATCAAACATTCTTTCTTGGAAGAAATTTTAGCTATGATTCCTAAAGAAGAGATTGAGGAACTCCAACCATATGATCTTTTCACAGCAATTAACGGTGCTGAAGGTGTTGCTTATGTTGATTCAATCAATAGAGCGACTAGTGCAGGAAATCCTTGGAAATGTTCAAAGAAAAATTTTCTGCGACCTATTCC